TAGTAATATCACACAATCTTGGTGGAGAAATTAAAATTACAGATACAGATGATCTATTAAGTTTGGCTGGATTCGTAGGCGAGTCAACTACAAATTTATATAACGATGATCAAACTGACGGTTCAACTAATCCAGTGGTGCTTAGAGCTTCAAACTTTAAAGTATTAGCGTATGTAGCAGGCACAAACAACCCAACTAGTTTGACCACTGACGGTAGATTATGGTACAGTTCAGTTGTAGATGAAGTTGATATAATGTATCACAATGGTACCACTTGGAAAGGTTACAGAGACGCAGCAGCACTTCCAAACACTGATCCGTTGGGACCAATTGTGTCAGCCACTCAACCAACTGTGCAAAGCGATGGAACAGTTTTAGTAACTGGTGATATATGGATCGACACCAGTGACATAGAAAACTATCCTAAAATTTACAGATGGAATTCAATCACAGCAAGATTCACCGAAGTGGACAATTCAGATCAGACCACAGAAAATGGAATCATATTTGCTGACGCTAGATATGGTACTTCGGGCGCATTAAGTGAAGAGCCTGCTACTATTGAAGCATTATTGACCAGCAACTTTTTAGATTTTGATGCTCCAGATCCAGCATTGTATCCAAAAGGCATGTTGTTATTCAACACACGCAGAAGTGGTTTCAATGTGAAAAAATTCATGAGAAATTACATAAATGTGAATGAATCTAACACTAGATTCCCAGAATCAATGTCTGGTTATTATCCTCATAGATGGAAAACTGAATCTGCAAATCAAGTCAACGGTGCAGGCACATTTGGAAGAAAAGCACAAAGAGCAGTTGTGGTACAACAACTGCAAGCAATGTTGAATTCTAATGATGACATCAGAGATGATGCATCAAGATTATTCAATCTTATGGCTTGTCCTGGTTACCCAGAATTAATCGGCGAAATGATCACTTTAAACTATGACAGAGGTTTAACAGCTTTTGTAATAGGAGACTCACCGTTTAGATTGGCTCCAGATGCTACTTCTTTGAACGAATGGGCGACCAACGTGAATCTTGCAGTGCAAGACAGCGACACAGGATTAACATCATTTGATGAATACATGGGTGTATTTTATCCATCAGGATTTACCAGTGATAATTTTGGTAGAGATGTGGTGGTTCCTCCAAGTCACATGATACTTAGAACTATTGCATTGAGCGATCAAGTTTCTTATCCTTGGTTCGCACCAGCAGGCACCAGACGTGGTGGCATTACTAATGCTTCTGCAGTTGGTTATGTAAGCTCTGAAGGAGAATTTGTGAACACAGTATTAAATGAAGGTCAAAGAGACACATTATACACTTCCAATGTTAACCCTATCACAGTGATTACAGGCGCAGGTCTTGTGAACTATGGTCAAAAAACCAGAGCAAGAAACGCATCAGCATTGGACAGAATCAACGTGGCAAGATTGGTGATTTACTTAAGAAGTCAATTGAATAAATTGGCTAAGCCTTATGTGTTTGAACCCAATGACAAGATCACAAGAGATGAAATCAAACAACAAACAGAAAGTTTATTGCTAGAGTTAGTAGGCACTAGAGCACTGTATGACTTCTTGGTCGTGTGCGACGAAAGCAACAACACTCCAGCCAGAATAGATCGTAATGAATTGTACTTGGACATAGCAATTGAACCAGTCAAAGCAGTTGAGTTCATCTACATACCGTTACGTTTAAAAAACACAGGAGAAATATCAGGTTTATAATAAACTTATAAATACTAGCAATAGGAGAAACAATGAGTATATCTACACTATCTAAATTAACAGTACCTTTGGCCAGCAACGCAAGTGCATCAGGTCAAGGTTTGTTGATGCCAAAACTACAGTATCGTTTCAGAGTATCTTTGGAAAACTTTGGCGTGTCAACTCCCACTACAGAATTAACCAAACAGGTGATGGACGTTACCAGACCAAATTTATCTTTTGAAAAAATCACTTTGGATGTGTACAACTCAAAAGTTTATCTAGCTGGCAAACACACTTGGGAACCAATCACACTAAATTTAAGAGAAGATGTCAACAACAACGTTCAAAAATTAGTGGGTGAACAGTTACAGAAACAATTTGATTTCTTTGAACAGTCAGCTGCAGCATCAGGATCTGATTATAAATTTTTAACTAGAATAGAAATATTAGATGGTGGCAATGGTGCATTGACTCCAGGAATATTAGAAACTTTTGAATTGTATGGTTGCTATCTTGAAAGTGCCAATTACAATTCTTTGGCTTATCAAGAAAACACACCTGTCAGCGTAACTTTAGCCATAGCGTATGATAATGCCATCCAAACACCTAAAGGCACTGGCATTGGCACAGAAGTAGGCAGAACAATCAACACACTAGCCACAGGCGGTGGACAATAATTCATTACTAAATTGATTCAAAAAGGGGTCTAAATGGCCCCTTTTTTAGTTTACACAGCATAGATTTTTCACATATAAATACTAGTATGGCCAGTTTAATCAAAGGATTTTTAGACTCAGTATTCAAAGGAACACTCAATCCCAAAGGCAATCTAGCAGATTATCAACATGCAGCTAGAATGTTTGTGGATGATAGTTTTCGACTGGCTCCAAAACAAAAATTTTTATATCACGTTTCGTTTAATATCAACGATAAAGCAGTAGTATCCTTGCCTAACTTTAATGCCACAGTCACTGAAGAATTAAACATGCTGGTTAAATCTGTGGATCTACCCAAGTATTCAATTCAAACCACTACCAAACAACAATATAATAAAAAAAGAAAATTACAAACAAGAATTGATTATGACCCAATTACTATTGTATTTCACGATGACAATTATGGTATAACCACAGCCATGTGGCAATTGTATTATCAATATTATTTTAGAGATGGCACTTATAGAACCAAAGATGGTTCGGGCAATGTGACCAGCACTGTGCCTAGACAGTACAGCCGAGGTAGTTTTTACAACGATGAAGAATTTAACAAATACAGATATGGTTTAGATAATGATTCTTCTCTACCTTTTTTTAACTCCATACAAATCTATCAAATGGCGAGAAAAAGATATACCTGTTACACTTTAGTAAATCCATTGATTACTGCATGGCAAGGCGATACATTAGCATATGGCAACAACGATACTGCAGCAAACCAGATGACTATAGAGTATGAAACTGTTTTTATGAGCAGAGGACCAGTGCGTGCTGGTGTTGCTCCAAAAGGATTTGGTGGCAGACACTATGATAGATCACCTAGTCCGTTATCATTGGCTGGTGGAGGCACTTCCAGTGTGTTTGGAACCGGAGGAGTATTAAGTGATTTATTAGGTTTTGGAGGTGGCAATAGTCCTTTTAGTGATATAGAAGGAGCTAATGGATCAAGTGGCGGATCTTTGTTAAAAAGAGCTATCCAAACCGCTAATAGATTTAGAAATTTAAAAAATTTAAATAAGGAAGGATTAAGACAAGAAGGATTACAAATTTTAAGAGGTGGGTTAGAATCAATCAGTAGGGGAGGTGTTAGTGGATTAGCCAACACGGTGTTTCCAAAAACTAATACCGGCACCAACACCGTAACTGCAGCACAATTAAAGAAAGGTTTATAATATGGCTATAGATCCTAACGTATTAGAAAATATCACAGTACCAAATGAAGAAACTGATCTGTATCAGATTAATGATGCAAATCAAAATATCAGCAATCAATCTATTGATTTTCCATCTCCAGCGCTAACATTTAAAAATAATATTGCGCCAAAAAAAAATAATGACAGTGCAGAACCAGTAAAGAATTTTTTTGATAGATATTTTGTTGAACCAATCAGTTTGCCAGCAGGTGATGTTGATGCAGTGATAGGATTTTTTGAAAAAAGAAAATTTGATAAAACTGCTGCAGTAAGTGTTGCTACAATTTTATTACAACAGGCAAAATTAGATAATGTAGATGTTTTTAGATTATTAGACACTCTCAAAGGAATCACAGATGTGCAACTTAGTAATGTTGTCACTGAAATTTTAAATGTAAACAGATCAAAAATTTCCACACTGGGATTCAAAGTTGAAAACACACAAAATCAATTCGAAAAACGCAACATAGTGGTATAGACTGATGCCTAGACGTTTTGCTCAAGGCAGATTTTCATTGAAAAATCCAGACAAATACATGGGCACGAAAGATCCTCTGTACAGATCCAGTTGGGAATTTGCTTTTATGAAATTTTGTGATGAAAGTGCTGCCATAGCCAAATGGGCCAGTGAAGCCGTGAGAATACCTTATAGAAATCCTCTCACAGGCAGATACACCATATATGTGCCAGATTTTTTTATCAACTATGTGGACAAAGGTGGTCAACAACATGCAGAAATAGTTGAGATCAAACCACAGAATCAATCATTGAAAGAGAAGGTGGGAAAAAATTTAAACAATCAAGCCAGTTACATTTTGAACCGTGCCAAATGGGAAGCTGCCACTGTGTGGTGCCGTCAAAAAGGTTTAAGATTCAGAGTGATCAACGAAACCGATATTTTTCACCAAGGCAACAAACGCCGATAAATAATACTATCATGACCAAAAAATTAGAAGATCTATTGAATCTACCAGAATCCAAAGACATTGTGATGGAAGAAAAAAACAAACAAGAACGTGACAAGTCATTGGAAGTTCAAAAAGAAACCCTGAGAGACATTGCTGAATTTGACAAGATCACAGCAGCACTGCCCATGGTCAAAGATCTGGGAGCCATAGCTGATGAAGAATTAGACGAGATTGCCAAAAAAGCCATGACTGCCTATGATGACTTGATGGACTTGGGCATGAACGTGGAAAGTAGATACAGCGGCAGAGTGTTTGAAGTGGCTGGCAACATGCTGAAAACCACACTGGAAGCCAAAGCTGCCAAAATCGACAAAAAGCTCAAAATGATAGACCTACAAATCCGCAAGCAAAAGATGGATAGAGAGGGTGGAATAGACGATTCCAACATGGTACAGGGCGAAGGATACGTGGTCACTGATCGCAATAGTTTAATTGAAAAACTCAAAAATATGGATAAATAAACACATATGGAATCAGAATTCAAAAAGATACTAGCAGAAAGCAAAAAAACCTACAAATTTAAACTGGGGTTGGCAGGTAACTTGCCTGAAAACATCAATGACACTTTGAAAACAGCTCTCAGCAAGTATGAAATAGTGAGCTTATCCAAAGGCAAAAAAACTCCCATTCAAGAAAGACCATTGGATTTTCCAAAGTTACAAAACATGGAAGTCACATATTTTGATGCAGAATTAGCCTACCCAACCACTCCAGAAATTTTAGAACAGTATGTGAGCTTGATCACAAAAATGTCCAACAGTCATGTGATAGCAAGAACAACATCACAACACGAAGATTATCCCACAGATAAAAAAGAAGAACCTTATGTGGCCAAATTAGAATCACCATTGGAACAAGTTGAAAAGAAAGCACAGGATCATGTGGGACAAAAAAGAGTGATTGAAATTTTAAAACAGATGGAAAAAGATAGACAACAAATTACCATGGCCAAAGAAGATTCCAAAAACAAGAAAGAAAAACAATTGCAAGATAGAGAAGAGAAATCCTCTCCATCACCTTTAACTAAAGTCAAAAACAATAAATAGAGCTATGGACATCAGAGATATTTTACAAAAAATTGATCAAGTACAGAATCCTAAAGAACTCACCAGTGAGATAGTTAAATCTAATCTCACAGAAGCAGCAGCCATCAGTGTGAACATGTACGGTAACAATCCAGATGAAGTTCAAGCATTGTATCAAATTTTTAAAAACGCTGGATTACAATCACCAGTGCCAGCAGTAGTTGGTCCGGTGAACGCTGAAGAAAAATCAGTGGGTGAGGATGACAGATATCAAGCTAACACTACTCCAGATCCTAAATATGCTACCATTCCAGACACAGTAGATCCCACAGGTGATGACCTTCATAAAAAGAAAAAAATGTATGCTAGAAGTCATCCAGGAGACAATCCAATGGGAGTGAAAGAAGAAGAAATTTCATTGGCAGAAAAAATTAAATCACAACTCACTCAAGACTATGCTGCTTTCAAAGAAGGCGCTGTCAAAGGTTGGTTGATGGACATGGAACAAGATGCTGCTGAAATGACCAAAGATGAATTCATCAAAAAACATGGTCAGAAAAATGCTAATATCTGGGACCGAGTGAATTCAGAAGAAGATCAATTTGATGGCAATACCGAAGACATCGAATTAGAATAGTCAATCATTATAAAATCTCACAACTGCTACAAAGATAAGTACTACATATGAGTACCAAAAGTCTAGACGGTGTTCTTACCAAAAAAGCACACACTAGAGAGAAATACACTGAATCACAACTGAATGAGTTGGCTGCTTGTGCAGATGCTACTCTGGGTTATCTTTATTTTGCCAAAAATTTTTTTAATATTCAACATCCTGTGAGAGGCAAACTGCTGTTTGAACCTTATGCGTATCAAAACAAACTGTTGGAAACCTATCACAAATATAGATTCAATGTGAATATGCTGCCAAGACAGAGTGGCAAGACCACTTGTGCATCATCCTATTTGCTGTGGTATGCCATGTTTCATCCAGATCAAACCATATTGATTGCTGCTCACAAATACACAGGAGCTCAAGAG